ATATAACCCTCACCAGCTATGACTGCTCGCTTAGATTCATTAAAAAGATATTTTCTAGATACATTAATTAAATCATCAACAGAACACATTTTTACCTTTGATCTAAATTGAAGTCTTGTATCTAGATCTTTTTTATCAATATTTGCCCCAAAGTCACTCATTGCCTCTCCATAAGGTGATAAAGGCTTATCAATTCCTGAAATAACATTTAAGATTCCTTCATCAAGTTGTGAAGGAGATATATTTTTTAGAGACCATTCTCTAGAATTAGAAAATTCATTAAATGTCTCCGTACATTTTGGATCTCTATATGAAAAAAACTTAAAAACTTTGTTTTTAATGTCTTGCATAGCTCCAGCTCCATAAGCACCGCCTTTTTCCCTTATCGCTGAATGTAAGTATCCATTTCGTAATACAGCTCCCAATACTGTGAGTGCTGCAGCATCTTCATGTTTCATGTCAACTGTTGGGAATGTTTCAGCACAATAACAAACTTGAGCACCAGTAATCCAACCAATTTTTTCTGTTTGAATATCAAAGAGTTTTTGTTTGAAATTTGAGCCATTACTTTCTTTAAAATCAAAATTGATTTGAGAATTATTCTTTTCGATTGATGAAGCAGTAAATGTATGTATTGGACTTTCTAAAATTTTACTTTTTATTGATTGGAGTAGATCAATATATTTCTCTAAATTTTCATTTTTATCAATATTTTTAGACAAATCATTGGTATTTGTAATGAAATTAATACCTGAACCCATGTCATTGGTAGCTGCAATATTATTTATCTGAGCACTAGCGTTACTCATTGCTAAAACATGACCATTTTGAATTACAGACCTTTCATTTGCTGATGATATAAAATTCAACAAATCTTTTATTCTTTCTTTCTCATTAAATTTAGATTTAGAAACAGTACTAGCTATTAATTCTTGCATTTGGGGCTCATTTTTTTCAAGTGATTTTGAACTAACCTGTAATGCTAAAGAATAACTATCATTATTTTTAGGAATAAAAAAAGAGACCTCTAGGAAGAGATCTCTTTGTAAGTATGTAAATATTAATTTACATTAAGTTCTTAACAGCAACTCTTCTGTAGTATCTATTAGAGTTGATGCGCAGTCTACCTAGACCTTGAGTAGTTCCTTCAGCAAATGGGTTAGAAACAATACCATATCTGGTCTTGAATCCAATTTTTGGTTGGAAACTATCTGGTCCAACTGCTCTTACCATTTGTAGAGGCACATATGGACAGTAGAATAATCCTGCATCATATGGTGATGTACCTTTGTAACCTACAACATAATACTGATTACCTGATGTAGTCTGTGCGTTAGCAGCAGATAGGTTAGCAGAATATGGGTCAATGTACACTCTGAACTTACCATTGATTGTACCAGCAAATGTATTACCAGTGTCATCAACATTTAAGTTTGTATTTAATGCTGGAGTGTAGTCTAAGATACCAGCCATTGTTAATGCAGAAGCAACATCAGCAGAACAAAGGATCATGTTACCTTTTCCGCGACGTGTTCTCTGTGCAATAGCATTTGCATCCCTTTCAATCTGGAATAGAAGTCCTTTGAACTTCTCAACAGACCATCTTCCATTTGAGTCAATGTCTAAATCAAAATTACCTGCAGTAGATGTGTTTGAAACAGCACCCTGTTCAGCAGTCATATAGATTGTTCTGATGACTTCTCTGTTGATTTCAGCAAGGATTTCAGTAGAAAGAATGTTTGCTAATTCAGCTTCTGCATTCAATCCATGAATTGCCTTAAGGTCTTGAGCTAGTTCTAAACTGTACTCTGCCTTTAGTGCTCTTGACTTAGCAGTAACAGTAACTTTCTCAATTGAGAATGCCATCTGGTTGAAGGCATCATTACCTGTACCATCAAGTGATTCAGCATCACCAGTTGCCATACCTTGACCAACTGTGTATCCTGCTTCGTTTGTTGATGCAGTACCAACTGGGTTAAGTGCTGCTGGGTTTGTACCTGCTTGTGTGATTGTACCCAAACCAACATTGATATCTGAGAATGGGTTTGTTAGTGTGTTATCATCACCAGCATCTGTACCAGAGAATGAAGTATCTGCTTCATTGAATAGTGCTTCAGTTCCACTCTGGTTAGTGAATCTGGATCTCATTGCAAAGATCAAACCTGTTGGTCCAGACATTGGCTGAACACCAGCAAGATCATAAGCAACTAAGTTAGGCATTGCCCTTCTAATTAAAGAAATTAGAACTGGATCAAAACCTGCTGTAGGACCAGATGCAGTTGAATCTGCACCAAATCCACCTTGTGCACCTGCTGAGTTAGCAGAGTTTGTTGGTGCTTCCATCAAGTTTATACCTGATGAAAATGCTTGTTCTTCTTTTAAAAATTTTTCTTGGTTTTCTAGCAAGACAGAGGTTACTGCTCTTCTGTGACTGTCTTTGATTGGATCAAGACCTTCATAGTCTAAGAGTGGTGCCCACTTTTCTTGCAATTGTTCTGATTGGAACATTGCGATTTACCTAATTGTGTGAAATTTACGTTTGATTAATAATTAATTCAGATCTACTTTTTTGGTTTAAATGCACCTAAAGCATTTAAGTAAGCATCCATTCCTGTTGAAACAGGAGCTGGTGTGCTATCTACACCCTCAGAAAGGGTTTGTGCTTTAGAGATTTCTTTAGCAGACTCATTAGTTGTTCTTGCAAAGTATGATTCTTTGAGAACTTCTAACTTCTCACGATATTTTGCTTCACTTTCAAACTCTACACTTTCAGCAAGTGAAGCGAGCTTTTCTTTCTGAGTAGCAGCAAGGCCATCAGAAACAGACTCTAGTATACCAGTAGCAACAGACTCTCCAAGTCTCTTGTTTAAACCAATATTCTTGTCTATTTGCTCATTGAGCTTGGTTTCCATGTCATCTAGTTTTTCTACCATGCTTTCAAGCACATCATATTTGTCTTCAGGGATTGTTACATAATGTTCTTCAAATAGACTCTTCATTCCAGAAAGGAATGATTCAGTCATTTCAGTCTTAAGACCGTGCTCAATAGCTAGTTGGTTTTCTGTCATCCATTCTTCAGCAACATACTCAAGATAGGAATCAACTCTCTCTTGTAGAGAGACTTTTAATTCTTCCTTCTCTTCATTGAGTTTTTGCTCATACTGGATTTCTAGTGTTTCTTGAATTTCTTTGATTTTAGAATTAAGAGCAGCTTCAAAGATTGTCTTTGCTCTCTCTTTAAATTCTTCAGATAATTCCTCTCCACCTAGTAGTGCATTAACATCATCTTCAATGTTAATACTCTCATCAACAATTGCCTCTTCTGTGGCTTCTTCTGATTGATCTTCAGAAACTACTTCTTGTGAGTCTTCTATTTCCACTTCATCTCCTTGAGATAGTGTACCAGGTGTTGCATTACCTGTTTCAGAGTCGCACCAGGTTCTTTTAACTTGGCAGAATCATCATCTGGTTTGTAATTTTGGGGTGTAGGACCTCCAAGGTCTTCTACTTGAGCTGAATTACCAGCAACAGTTACCCCAGATGCATTACTACCTGCAGTAGGCATAGCAGCATCACCAGGAGTTGCGTTGGCAGTCACAGCAGTTTTAGTTTGCTCCATTTCTTGTAATTTTGTACCACGAGACATTTGGATTTATTTAACTTAAATCTATATTTATTTAGTAGATTAAAATTTTACAACGAATTTAGAAAATTGTTGAAAACATTTAATTTATTTTCATCTAGTTGTTTTTTATCAACTAGAGTGTTGATTGTCTTGTATGTTTTGGCAATTTGTTGTTCTCTAAGAACACCACCATCCCATACCCAATCTTTTCCTTCCATAATTCCTTCAACAAAAGCATCAGGTGCAGAAGGGTCTGCTACTATATCAGCAGCAGTGGATAACATGAAGTCATCACTGACTACATTATATCCTTCTTTTGTTGGTCTCAAAGAACCAACTCCTCTTGATGAAACACCAAGTTTTACTCCCTCATCTATGAGAGACTTTGCAATATTTCCCATTGGTGTATTGAGAATTTTTGCTTTTCCTATAAAATTGCTTCCATTCTCTTTGAGAGAAACAATTTTATGTGAAACTCTGTCAAGATTAACAGTAGGACCATCTGGATGTCCAAGTTCACCAAGTGCTCTTCCTGTCACAATATTAGATTCATTGTATCTTTGAACTTCCTTTCTTAAGG